CTCTTTGGAGCGCTCGATGGTAATTCGCAAGCCGTCTGCTTCCTCCTTCAAGCGCTCCCAGAATCCTTTGGGAGAAATATCCTCCGGTATAGGCTCTCCTTTGGCCTCTTCCACCTTTTCCGGCTCCTCCACGGGTTCCACTTCGGGCGCAATTTCCTTCGGCTCCTCGATGCTGGTGGGCTTGAGCATCATTTGCGGCTCGGGAAAGTCGGTGACGGCGGCTACGCGCTTGGCGTAGACCAGTTCATCGAGTGGAAGCGCGGTGTTGGCGGGAGCATCGCAATTCAAAAAGGCTTTGATTCTGTCTTCGCGTGCGCCATCGTGCTTCATGTTGCCACCTCCAAACCGCATTCCTTGTTGTAAGGAAATAGCGGGTCGAAATCGTGAGTGATGTTGGGAATGTTGTTTATGCCCTTGGCTCCCGTGTGCTGAATCAGGGAAATTTTAGGGAAAACAAATTTTCTGTCGTGTTTCATAAGCCGAACAATGAACCCTTCCACATATTCCGTCAAGGGGCAAGGCTCGCGGTCAGCAGCGCGGTAGCACAAGCCATGAAGTTGGGTGTTGATTTTCGTAAGGATTCCCGGAGAAATCTCTCTTTCTTCCTCGCGGTGATAGGGGCTATTGAACAGGCACCATCCCGCCTCGCCGGAATAAATCTCCATCAAATCACACAGTCCTTTAAGCCAATGTGGATGGAAATAGGCATCGGAATCCACGCTCAGGACTAGAGGAGCGAAAGAAGCCGCGAAGTTGAGATTGTCCACCATGTTGGGAATGTAGCCGCGATTCTTGCGGAAATAACGGAAATGCACATCGAACGGGCAGAAACGATGCTTGGGAGGTTCGCTACTGCCGTCATCCGACACCAGCAACGCGATTTTGTGCCCGTCGAGATTGCTTTCCAGCAGCGAATCCATAAACAGCTTCCACAGGCCGCGCCGATATTCGCCATCCTCCACGTGAATGTAGGGATTGAAGTAGGTGGTGGTGGCGATTACCAGTTCGTAATTCATGGAAGTTCCTGCAGCATCGTCAGCCCACGCGGAGTATTGAACTGGATACGAGAGAATCCTAGCCGCCATGCGGCTTCAAATACTTGGCTTCGATGAGCGAGATGGCAGCCCGTGTTGGTGTCGTGAATGAGAACAATCGCGCCCCGAGAGAGTTTTCCTTTCAGAGCCTTTAGTTCGTCTATTCGTGTCCTGTTTAGGCCGGAATCCAGAAAGGCGAAATCAACCGGCCCCGCAAGGCTTTTAATCATTTCCTCGCCGCAACGTTCGTGTCCGAACACATTTAAGCCCTCGCATCTTTTCATTGTTTCCGCCAATAATTCGGCCTTCACTTCCGCCGTATGCACTGCTCCGATGCGTGGATGCGCCAGATAGTAGGCGCTGTATCCCTTGTGGCTGCCAGTTTCCACGATGGTTTCCGGCTTCAGCATATATACCAGGGACTCTAGGAACTGAAGCACTTCTATTTCCGCCGTGTTGTCGTCAATGCACTGCCAGCGCTGCGGGTTCGGGCATTCCTTCGTGGGGTTGCTTACTTCGTTCATTGCTCACCACCCGGACGCATGGGCGGCTGGCCCAGCGATTGCGCCGCTGTCAGCAATTTCTGCAAACTCTCTTGGTCGTATTTCTCGCGGGTGGCGGCAATGGCTCCGTGCGCCTTGGCCTGCTCCGCATAGAAGGGATTCTGCTGCGCGATGGCCGCTTGGCGGGCCTGCTCTTGCATCTCCTCGGCGTTCGGGGAGATGAGGTCTTGCGGGTCGGGGAAATGGTAGGCATCGAAGATACGCTTGAGGAATGCCGCGAGATTCATGCCTACGGCAGTCAAAGCCTGCGGCCCTAATTGCGCCAGGGTTTCCAGCAAATCCTTGTACTTGGAAAGATTTTGCTGGCGCTCCAGCGTGCGGGACATTCCATAGGCTTGGAAATTGTAGTGGCCCCAGATAAGACGCAAACGCTGGTCGATAGGCAGGTTATCGAGCAACTGGCCCACCTTGTCTCCCAAGAGCGTTGACCAGCTTGGGTTGCTGGTAGCGTCAACAAACTGAAAGACGCGGCTCCAAATCTTCTCGGCCACAAAGATGAGGCAGTTGTCTTCGATGTTGGTGGCAATGTCGGCTATCGAGAGCGTGGACTGCAGTTGCGTTTGCTGGATTTCGGTGGCCGTAGTTTCACCTTTAACATCCAGCAGTCCTTGCGCTTGCTCCGTGATAAAAGTACCGCGCTGGTACTCTTTAGACATTTCGAGTTGAAAATTGAAGGAAGCGTTGCCAAGTTGCGGGAATTGAATACCAGCCACAGCCCCAGGTCCAGCACCCGCCCTTTTATAGAAAACCTTCCCAGGCTGCACTCCGGTTTGCATATCTCCTTCGGGATTTTCGAGCGCACTGGCTTCCACCTCCATCATCGGCACTGTCGAAAACTTCAAATGGTCTTCCTGCATCTGCGCGAGACGGTCAATGCCGTCTTTGACGCTCATGTTCATTTCCAGCAAGCCTTGGCCGGGAAAGCGTCCTGCTACAATCAGCGGCGAAAAGATGATGTACGGCGGATAGCCGTCCCAATAGGGGTTTTTCTCGTACTTCAGGATGGTGGTGCGATTCGCTATCAGAATATGAACGTTGGAGTCCACAACCATTTGCGTGTGGGTGTCAATGATGTCGCCCCAGTATTCCCAGATAAGCGCTTGCTTTCTGTAGTGCTCGGCGGGAATTTGCCGCTTGTCGTAGCGGGCGAAATCCCGCGTGTATACTTGGTCTGCGAAATACATCTGGTCGGCAATGCGGTCCACATGTTCTAGTTCGCTTGTGTTTTCCAGGCCCTTTTGCCCTTTCAACTCTTCTACATCTACCAGCGTTTCCTCAATCAGAAAGTCGAAACGGTTGTTTTCCCTGGTGCGCGGCCCCCACCACATGTGCCAAGGGTCAATGGATTGCACGTAAAGATGCCCTTCTCGGCGCTTCTTTTGAATCAGTAGCGGCCCAGTATCGTCCCCCCCCACCGACAAGTCGAAAACGTTGTCGTAAGCCCAGCCAAACTTCAGGACGCCAGGAGCGCCAATAGCTCCAAATTCCAAGGCATCACGAAACTGACTGCGGAAGTGCGCGGTCTTGGCGAGCTTGAGAATGGCTTTTTCCACGTAGGGCGCGAAGATGGGATTGCTGGAGCTTCCCGGCTCGACCGTGACCCACTGCTCGGTCTGCAGCAGCAGCCGCATGACTTGGGCCACGAAATTCTTTACCGCGCTATGCGCCTTGGCGAAAGTGATGCGCGACTGCCAGGGAGCTTTGTCGTCGAAATCCTGCTTATTACGATATTGTCCATAGCAATCTAGCCAATTATTCCGAATAATATATTCCCGCATGAACGCCTCGTTTCTATAGCGTTCAATCTGAGATACGATTTCCGCATCGCTCAAATTTCCGGCGCGGACTTTGGATTGGTTGGAATCGTCGCTGTGGGTTTCGTCGCCTTTTTTCGGCCCCTTGTCTGAATCTCGCGCCGCAGGCCCAGTATCGGGCGAAACGGAATCTGGTCGTCCTGGAGGTAGTCCAAATGAGGTCGTGAAGTTAGTAGCCATCATAGCACCTTGCGCCTAATGCGTCCCACGCGGGTCATGCGCAAAGCTTCCCGGTAGCCCGTGCCGTCGTCGGTGTATTCTTGGCGCGGGCAGGTGGCAGGAATGTGTGTGACGATGCAGACCGTGCCGCGTTTCTTATAGTAATCGTCTATTTCCTTATCGTAAACGATTTCGCCGGGACCGCAGATTTTGCCCTTGCTGTCAAGCAGGTTCGAGATGAAAAAACCCCTGCGCTTTTTAGGCATCTCCGCTCGGCTCGATTCTCACACAATCCGCGTCGTCGTCGTGGGTGCTGATTTCCAGCATGACCGCTCCACGGACAGAACTGAAGCGGTGCGGGGTTCTGGGCATGATGGTACGAGACTCGCCAGGCTTCAGGAGTTCGTCTATCGGGAACTGCCGGATATCCCGCTGCTCCAGCCTAACCAGTCCCGACTCTACAACAAATGTCTCTTTTTTACAACAGTGGTAGTGCAAGGAGCATTTTTTGCCCGGTTTGATGATGAGCTTTTTGAAGCAATACTCCGCCTCATTTACCACAATTTCTTCGTAACCCCACGCTTTTGTGACAATAATCACCGCTCTTGCTCTACGCGGTTAATCACCGGCATCTTGGGCAGTTTGCGCCAGGTGGTGTCGCGGCGCGGAGCCATACCCGGCCTGGTATATCCTCTCACGGGTTCCTCCGTCCTGGGCATGGTGCGGTACTGGGGTATGGTCGGCTGCTCCCTCATTCTGACAGGTGCCCAAACCTGGGAATTGGCAAAATAGCGCAGCGGGTCGTAGGCATGGTCGGGAATGCCGGTGGCGCGTTCTTCGGTGTATTCCTTTTCGCCGGTAAGCGGATTTCTGGTTTCCGCGTGCCTCTGCAGTTGAATCTGCTCGATGAGGTTCTCGCAGCGCGAACTGATGAACAGCCGTGGGGAACCGGCCTTGCGCGTCACCGGATTCAGCAATTGCGGGTCAATGTGCATCAACTCTTGCAGGTTGGCGATGGATGCGGTTTCGTTGTTGTCGGCTCGCTGGAGGTACAGACCGCATTCCCGGTATTCCTGAGCTATGGACGTGACGGTGGTTCTGCGGTCGCGGGTGCTTTCGATGAAGACGGAAGGGTCTGCGTATACTCCCCGAACGGAGTAGCGATTGTCACGCATAATCTTTTGTATGGAGCCAGCATGTTCTCTAATAGTAATAGTGCGGCCTGGCGTTGAGCGTTTGTAATACTCAAAGGTAATGAAGTGGAAATTGTCATTGGTGGATGCACTGAGTAAAAGGCACGTAGGCGCACTGAGGCCATAGTCCAGCCAGCCCCAGCAGTTTCGGATATTGCAGCTATCAAACGGGTTAAATCGTTCGGCGTCATAAACATGCACCTCTCTCTTGAAATCGGGATGGATGGCTCCCTCGAAGATGTCCCTGCTTCCATAGACCCAGCGGCGCTTCCAGGCGTCCGGCTTGCGCATCAGCATGTCGTAGTAGCCGGGAGAAAACTTGTCCAGCATGGCCCTATTGATGCTGGTTTCCCCGAAGAAATAGGCTCTGTCGGGATGCGCCGTGCCGATTACGTCGGGATGGAAGCGGAAGTAAATCCAGTCATGGCCGTTGGGGTTGCATTCGCCCCAAATGTACGCCGGGCAGGGCTGTTTCCATTCCGGCTTGGACCAGCGGCCAATGCGGGAATCCAGGAACTCCCACATTTCGGGATGAATTTCCTCCGCCTGCGACAAGAAAGCCCCGTTGATCTCGAACGATTTCAGGCTCTGTTCGTCCATTTCGTCCAAGTGCAGCCAGAGGATTTCCGTGCCGTTAGCCATAATCATGTTTTCTTTGACATCCCGCGTAATCCAGCCCGGAGGGCAGAGCTTGTCGAAGGTTTTGCGCGTGGTGTTCATGAGCGTTTTGTAGGTCTGCCTGGCAACCACCCAGCGGGAACCGGGAAACTCCCTAGCCAGGATGAGCAGGCGTATCAGGCCTCCGGTAGTTTTGCCGTTGCCCACGCCGCCATCGAACATGGCCTCGCGTTTGGTGCTCCAAATATAGTCGTGCTGGACAGTGCTGGCGGGTTCAAAGATGGTTTGGCGTTGGGTTTTCATACCGGGGCCGTGGGGCAATCCTCGTTGGTTTCCGCTGGGGCGGGGTCCTGCTCCAGTTGCTCCAGCAGGTTCAGCAAATCCTGGCGGTTGAGCACCTGAATCCCGCTTGGCGCGAAAACCAGCGGAATGGTGGAATCCAGGCCAGGAACCTTGATGCGCGAGAGATATTCGAGCGTTTCCACGTCCCGCACCACCAGCACATCACCCTTTTGCGGATGCATCTTCTGCACCATTTGGAACAGCACTGCCTTGGACATCGAGTATTGGTGTTTGCTCACGATGCTCTCCACAGGTACAAGGTTTGCCACGGCGGATATTCCAGTATTGGCATCGTCCCTTCCGCAAAGCCAATTCCCCTCTATCGCTTCTGTTGGCGCGTTTCATCTCATCAAGCCTGGCCTGGCAGCGAGCGTTCTCCTGGGCTTCCATCTCCTCCCGAGATAGCTGCGGTTGGGCATTTCTCAGGGCTTTGATGTTCTCGTGGTAGCCCTGGATAATCATCACCGGGGCGTTGAAGACCTGAGCGTTCTGCTTGGCTTCGCCCTCGGTGGCTTCGCCGTGCAGCAGCAAGCCCGCTTTCGTCGCGGCCAGGCGCGTTTTCGCGTCTTTGGCGTTTTTGGCGATTTCCGCCAGCAGCACCACCAGCTCCTCGCGGGTCAGGCCCGCATTGTCCAGCAGCTCTCCAATGCTCTTGCGCTTCGGTTTGCGGCCCATGCGCCCAGTTTACACCCATTCACGACTTGTGCCGCGAGTCCGCCCAAGCCACAAACTCCAGCAAAATATACGCCACAATCAGCCAAAGCAGGATTTCCCGCATCTCAGGCCTCTTTCTTGTCGGCTATGGATGTAATCCATCCAGGCTTGAGCAGAATGGTTACGTCAACTCCGCAGGAGTTCGTGAAAGTTACCCAAAGAACACCCTCCTGCGCTTGCCAAATCGGTGGTTCCGATGTCTCTATCTCGCAAAGCACCTTATGGCTCTCCAAGTCCTGTATCACGAAAATCTTCATTTGCTCTCCTTGAAGACTTCCCGCCTGAATTGACACACCCCGCATTGGCAGGTTTTATCATTGGCGGGTGGCTTCCATGCCCCAGCAGGCTCGTATCCGGGTCCTGATATACTACCCCGTTCCAAAACACTACGGTCTGCCACCCTAGGCACGTTCGTATTAGCTTCTTCTCCAGCAATGTGCGCCCTCGTCACTTCCCTGACTTCACGCAAAACCGAATCTGCTACCCTCGGCTCCGCGTTGCATCGCCTCCGTATCCACTCCGAAACGCTTAATCCAGCCTCCGCCGCCGATTTCTGCCACCTTGCCTGCTCTTCCACGTCTAGCCGTAGGTTGATTTGCGGTCTCTTCATGTCTGGACATTACAGGATTGCTAGACGGGCGTCAAGAGAAATTGCTAGACATTTTAAAAAATAGCCCCCCAGGGTCAAATCGTGCGTCCGAGGTAATAGCAAATGCCCCGGCTCATGCTCAGGAGGTGCTCCGAGGGTGTATTCCGGTTGTCTCATAATGAGATTCACCGCTCTGCGTCCTATAATCACTTATTATGTAAACCTGCAAGTCGTTGATAACACTAGATTCTACCCTCTAGTTGCAACTAATTCGCTGCTACATGCGGCCTAGTACCTGGCTGCCAGCGGATTGCGATTGAGCAAAACTTCGCGTGCGCGAATGGCCGCGATTATAGGCAAATACAACGAAGATGCGACTGTCTGCCTTATGCAGTCTCAATTTGAGACAGTTCTGAAAAAAAACTGCGTTGCAAACAAAAGACTTGCAAAAGTGCCAACATTTGGGCAAATGCCAATTAGTCGGCAGTTTTAGGGATTCGACTTTTGATTGTAAGCTATTCTGGGGCAAGAGCAAAAAGTGTCACAGTGAAATGCTGTGTTTTCAATGCTTTGCGCTGGTAGCGAAAGTATGGCGAAAACTCAAGTGCTTTGTTTTCAGTAGTACCAGACAAAGTTTGTCGCTTTATGACGGCTGAACATGACCTAAACTGTCAATCTGTGTCTCTGCTGACACGCACTAGTACCTGCTAAGTGATTGAAAACACATAAAACGGTGCTTTGGCGCGAGAATTGCATGTTTAGCTGGGCAGAGGTTGAAACCCATGAACAAAGACAAGCGCAACGAATTATTTGAGGCAATCTTTCAGCTTGCGGACCTTGAGGGCCGTGAATCTGCCGGTGCCGCGAAGTGCATTCCGATGGTCGTTGCCCAGCATGAGAACATGGTGGATGACAATTCCCCTGTAGTGAAGGAATGGTTTGTCGCTGACGGTGTTTGTGGCTTTGGATGGGTCTCTGTTCGGCCAGGAACTTCAGCATTCGCTCGCTGGCTTGTCCAGACTGGCAAGGGCCGTACATCCCATTACGAGGGCGGAGTTACAGTCAATTCTCCGCTGATGACCCAGAGCATGACCCGCAACGAAGCGTATGCTGTGGGATTCGCCAAAGTGTTGCAAAGCAAGGGAATTAGGGCCTACGCAGAATCCCGCATTGACTAACCTGTCCTGCTAGTGGCCATCACGGTGGCCACAATGGAGGATAGAACAATGA